GGTTGGGATCCGTTGTCGTTGTCTATCGAAGAAGCGCGGTACATGTACCACGTAATGATTCGCGACAAGGACGATATTTTAGAAGACGCAAAAGACGAAAAGTCTGGGTGGATCAAAGAAAACATCGAGTCTGTTCCTACGGACATTGATGCAAAAGGACTTCGTAACAAGTACGAGTACGGTGAAACGCCCTCTCGTAACGAAGTTATCTACTACGAGATTTGGGTTCCTGAGTACACGCTGCCGGAAGACGATGACTTCTGGAGCGGTATGTCCAAGGAAGAGAAGACGCGCTACAACGGCACGATCTTCACCGTTGCGTGGGCCAGCGAAGACGGCAAAGGCCAAGCAGCGTACCTGCGTGACCCCAGGCCGTACTTTGGGCCGCGTTGGGGGCCGTACATCGTTGGCGGTCAGTACACCGTGCCTGACGAGTCTGCGCCGCTGTCTGCGCTAACGGCTAACGAAGGCCAGATCCAAGAGCTAAACAACCAGGCTCGCGCTAACAACAACGCTGCGCAACGCCGCAAGACCCTTGCGTTGGTGGATGGTTTGAAGCCCGCAATGATCAACAAGCTGGCTGCTGCGCCAGACGGTGACATTGTTGCGGTTAGCGGCATTGAGAAGAACAAGGTCGTCGAGATTGAAGTTGGCGGCGCATCTCAAGACGCTCAAATGCGCGAGTTTGAGCTTCGCGGGCGCGTAGACCGTAACCTTGCCATGGGCGATGCTGTCCGTGGTCAGGTTAGCGGTGCAGGCACGGCCACGGAAAACGCCATTGCTGCCCAAGCTAGCTCGGCGCTGACAGGCTTCGTGGACATGAAGTTCATGGAGTTTGAGAAGCGCTTGTTCCGCAGCGTGCTGTGGTACTTCGACCAAGACGAGCGCAGCGTGTTGCCGCTAGGCCGCGAGTACGGCGTGTTCGTTGGCGGTCAATCGCCTGAGCAAATGTCCGAAGGCATTCGCCGCGCCGTCAAGGCGGGTTATATGCCGCGTGACCAAGGCGACGCGATGATCCAAATGCTGGGGCAAATGACCGATACCGACGAAGAAGGTTCGGGCATGAGCTTCGACGATTTGGAGATTCACATCGACGCTGTCCGCAACGACGGCAGCGAAGTGCAGAAGATGATTGCGGCTAGCAACGCAGTCATGCAGATGTTGCCTGCGGTCATGTCTGCGCCGTTCTGGGATTGGAAGTCGTGGCTCAAGCGTTGGGGCGAAGCCTTCAACATGCCTGACCTCGATCAGTACCTGAACCTTGACGCTGCCGCTGAGATGGCTTCCATGAATATGGAAATGCAGATGATGTCGGGCGGCGCTGCTGGTCAAATGGGTGGTCGCCCTGGCGGCGGTCAGCCTGAACCAGTACGCAACGCTCCGAAGCTTGCTCAAAACCAAGGCTTTGGTAAGGCGATTGGTGCAGGTGTGAATCCAACCAAGTCTAAAACCCAAGGAAAGCCTAGCAGCGGTTCATAATCATGGCCCAGTACGAATTCCAAGCTGATGACGGCGAGATCATTATTCGGGAATACCCGATGACAAAAGCGCCGAAGATTGGCAAAACTATCACGCACAAGGGCAAGAAGTATTCGCGGATCATCTCGACATCTAAAACAGAGGTGCGTTTGTTTGAGCCTAATTTTGTGTCGCACTCGTTGCCACGGTGGCATCCAGATGCGCCACATCACGAACCTGGCACAGGCAAGCCGTGTTTCCAAAACATGAGGGAAATCCGCGAGTTTTCAGCTAAAACAGGATACAAGTATGAATACGGAAACGGCTGATACAACGCAAACGACTACGCAACAAGAACCCAGCGCTGAACAACAAGCGCGTGCCGTCTATGATCGCCTTGCTGGCGAGCTTGCGGAAAAGGAATCCGTAAAAGCAGAAGCGCTTGAACGCGCTAAGAAAGACGCTGCACCTAAAGAGCAATCCGAATCGCGCAAAGAGCGTGGTGAGGATGGCAAGTTCGTCAAACCGAAGGCAGCGCCAGAGCCTAATCTGGTTAAGCCTACAAGTTCCGAATCCGAAGACGACGAGGGGCCGGAAGTTGACGGCACAGATGCGAAGGCGCAAGAACGCGCCCTAACCGCTCTGCGCCGCGCCAAGGTTCCTAAGGACATCATGGAAGGGCTTCCCGAAGAGGTGAAGCTCAAGTGGGGTCGCCAGCTATCCAAAATGCAAAGCGAAACCGACCGGATGGCGCAGGAGTTTGCCGCTCTCAAGAAGAACGGTCAGGCAGAACCGAAGGAAGCAAAGAAACCGGATAACCAGTCGGAGTCTACGCGGGCCACGCAGGCTGTAGAACAACCCGAACAGGCTTACATCCGCTCTGCTGCCAAGAAGCTCGCTGACACCTTCATGTTGGGCGACGAAGCTGAGGAGGCTTTTGCAGACGCATTGCAAAACGCTACCAAACCGCTTGCCGAACGCTACGGCGCACTCGAGCAGCAGTTGCAGGTAGCGGCTGGTCTTAGCACTCAGATGCTATTGGCTAATGCACGCAATACGTTGTCAGCCGACTTCCCTGAGCTACGGGACAAGGAAGGGTTTGTGCAAGTGACGCAAGCTATGCAACGACTTGCGGAAAGCGGCGCATACGCAGACATCGACGATCTCAATGAGAGAGCCGAAGCTGCTATGCGCGATGCTGCCCAAGTTGTGTTTAGGGAGCAGATCAACGCACGACTCAAGGCGCAAAGAACTTCAATCGACCAAAAACGCAACGCAGGGCAATCCAGCGTCCCCAAAAGGAGCGGTTCAACCGAAGTTAACGGTATGAGCCGTGATCGCGCCATCTTCCACCTTATGTCAAATGAGAATTTGACAGGTGCTGAGGCCCGTCGTCGCGTAGATGGTTACTAACAAAATCACAAGAGACTGAAAAATGCCTGCAATCGTATCTTTTGCCGACTGGGCAGAAGCGACTGGCCCGCTGCTCCTTACGGGGCCGGAAAAGTTCGTTAACGCTGCTCAACTCCAAAACTATTCATGGGCGCGCTTCGTGCGCGGTAAGGAATACTCTGAGATCGTTCAGGGTGGTTCCGAAATCCGCGACGAGTTGATGTTCGACGAAGCTAACACCTTCTCGATGTATCAGCCCAACGACCCCCAGACCCCGACGATGCCCCAGGTGCTTACGCGCTGGTCGTCGCCGTGGCGCTTCGCCGTTGACAGCTATAGCTGGACGGAAGAAGAAGAAGCGTTGAACGCTGGCTCTTCGTACACCGAAGACGCTCGCTTCATGCAATACAAGTCGCTCCTCACCAAGCTGGAAATGCGCGTGCAGACCTCGATCTGCAACGGCATGGAAACCAAGTGGTGGGCGGTTCCCGATGCAAGCACGATGGAAGCTGCGGCTGGCAAAGAGCCGTACTCCATCCCGGCGTTCATCAACGAACAAGCCAACGGTTTGTTCAATGATGTTGGCGGCTCCGGTGCGTTTACGACTGTTGAAACCATCAACCCGACCGCCGTTGGCAAAACCAAGTGGCGCAACCGTGTGATCGGCTACGACAGCCCCGCCGTGAAGCCGACTGCCGGCGCTCGCAACGTCATCAACGCGATGGACGATGCGTTCTTGCAGTTGAACTTCCGCCCGCCCGCTGGCAAGGAAGCCTACTTTGAGCCGAACACGTGGAACAGCATCGCGTCGTTCACTTCCAAGAAGGGTCTTCTTGTGATGACCGACCTGCTGCGTCAAGGTCAAGACTGGTACACCAACCGTACCAGCCCTGACTCGGCCTTTAACGGCCCGATGTACGCCGGTATGGAAATCGTGTACGTGCCGCAGTTGGATGCAGCTCCGCTGTACGCTTACGGAAGCACCGACATGGTTTCGGAAGGCGACACCAACGCTTCTGGTCGCGGCCCGCGCTACTACTTGCTCAACGCCAAGTACCTGAAGACTGTGTTCCACAAGGACAAGTACTTCGTTCGCAAGCCGCCGATGTCGCCGTTCAACCAGCCGTTCACGAAGACTGTTTACATCAACAGCTACTTCAACAACGTCTGCACGGCGCGTCACACGCACGCGATCATCACTCCTGGCACGGTTACGGGTTCGTTCCCGTCGACCACGTTGTCTCCGGCTCAGGTCTACTCGGCCTACTGATAGGAAAGGAATAAGACTATGTACATCGACAAAGGCTTTAACTTCCCGCAGTTTGGTATGCAAACTGGCCAAGGAGTTGACTTGTCAATCGGCGCGTATCCGCTTCCGGTCGTGCTGTTTGACGATTTCCTTCTTGGAACGCCGCTTACTGCCAACCAAACGGCTGGCCCGTGGGCCGTTCAAGGAACTGGCACGGAACTCGCTCCGGTGGCACTTGCTGCTTCAACTACTGGTGAAGTAACAATTAGTACTGGTGCGGTGTCTGGTGACACTTGCCAATTGCGGACTCCAATTCCGTTGCGTTTGGTTGCCGGTAAGCCCGCTGCTGCTGTTTGCCGTATGCTGTCTACGACAATCACAGACCAAAACATTTGGTTTGGTTTGTTGGCATCCAGCGAAACGCCGTTGACCAGCACTAACTTCCAAGGTGCTGGATTTGCCGTGATTAACGGTCAAATTCGTTACGGCGCGTCTGGATCGGCTGTGGCTTACGCTGGTGCTACGACTGCGTTGTCCACGGCTGCTGTTGCTGCCACCTACATTGACATGGCTGTGGTTTGGACTGGCTCTAAGTGCCAATTCTACCTCAACCAAGCGTTGGTTGGTGAAAGCACCGTGGCTCCCACAGGCATTGCGTTGTACTTGCAAGCTGGCGTTCATACCACGACTGGTTCTGGTAAGACCGCAACGATTGACTACTTGGGCTACAACGCCTTGCGTTGATCTAAACTAGCTCGCTACGCAGGGGAGGCGGCGCGTCCGTCTCCCCTACAACCCGAACACACACGACCATGACGCTAACCGCCGCACGCTGCGTTGACCACATCCGCCACACGCTAGGCAACGCTCTGCCTTCGCAGACGATTGACCCCATGACGGTCATCAACCAAGCGGGCCAGTTCCTCTGCACTATGCACGAGTGGAAATGGCTAGAGCGCCAATCGGCGTATATCGGCTTTACAGGCGGTCAGTCGTGGTCAACCTGCCCCTCCGACCTGCGCGACCTTATTTCTATCCAGTTCACCCAGGGGCTTGTTAATCGCGTCAGGATTACCTCTATCAACGAGATCTCGCGCCTGCGCTCGCACAACATCGGCGTAGGCTTGGCGATGACTTGGGTTTCGCTAGTTTCCCGCGCTAACCCCACGGGCGGCGCTCCTCTGCCGATCTTGGAGCTGTACCCCACGCCTGTCACGACCGACAACCAAGCGCTGACGGTGTACTACCGCGCTGGCTGGACTCCTCCCGCAAACCTCGACGAGTCCTCCTTTATCAACATCCCTGAGTACATTGAGCCGCTGTACATCCAAATCCTGCGTGCCTTTGCTCGAGGCTACGAGGAAGAAGATCAAGGCTCGTTAGACGCTCGCCTGCAAGCGCTGTACACAGGCGTTTTGTTCCTTACTGCTGCTGAACGAGATGGTATGATCCAGCACCAGTACGGACCTCCGCTGCAAACAGGTCTGAGTGCCGTGGGAACCTACCTCCCTGGCGTTCCGGCTTCTCCCTACACCGTCGCAAACCCCGCACCCTGAAATCTGAGCTATGGCCGAAAACATTCACGACAACCAACCGTGTAACTGGGTAACGCAAACCACCGCCGCTACCAATGCATATCCAACAGATGGAGTTGGTGGAAATACATCTACATATGCAGGCTCTGTTTTTAAAACAAGTTACCGCAATGCAATTCTTCAGACCGTAAAATTTACCGCAACAGCAGTAGGAAATACTTGTTCAGTTCACCTAGCTGACGGTGCAACTGTCTTTAGCTTTGAGGCTCCAAGTCAAGGGACTCATTCGTTTGACCTTGGTGGCGATGCAGGTGTATTTATGCCTGGCGGGTTTCACATTCGATTTGCAGGCGGGGGTGGTGTTACTTCAATGACAGCGTTCTACCGCCCGCAGTAACTTATGGCAAACTTTGAGCTACAGTTTCCTCTTGGTGGACTAAACGACAATGTCGCGCAGTCCAAGCAGCCTAGCGGAACTACAAACGAAGCGATCAATGTGCGGGGTCAAGACCCCATTACAGGACGCATTCGTGGCGCTCAAAGAAGCGGGCTTACAAAGTATGTAGTTGAGTCGATGGAGGCGCGTGTCAAGCGGTTTGAGAAGGTTGTGTACGACAACCGCCAACTGCGATACACGCCTCTAAACGCTGCCAACATCAAGTTGATTTGGGAGCAGGCTAACAACAACTCAAACGCCAGCACCTATTGCGTTGTTGACTACAAGGAAAATGTGTTTGTAGTTGACGCTGGCCGCACGGTGCAGAAGTTCAACAAGAACGGCGTGCTGGTGTACACGCTAACGCCGCCAGGGTTAGAAGATGTCAACTTGTACATCCGTGGCTTGGCGGTAGACAATACCGGTAGTCTATGGATTGGCACGGGACATAAAAATGCGGCAGACCTTGCAATTAGCCCCTCGCCACTTGCAAACGCAACCTCTCTAAATCGAACGCGCATTTGGAAGTATAAAGAAAATTTAGCTGGTGCCGTTCCAGTTTTAGATTATACGTTTAGTCCGCGCTTAACGATTGAGAAGTTGTCTTTGTCGCAGGGCATTTTGTACGCCGCTGCAAATGATCCGTTGCTAGAAGAAGGCTATGTTGTAGCCTATGACGAAATTTACACCACAGGCATGGAAGAAGCGGCACGCCGAAAGATGCCGTATCCGATCTGCGACATTGATGTTTTAGCCGATGGTAAAGTGTGTTTTACTGCGCCTGCTAACGTTAATCGTTACGAGCGTCAATCGGCGCAATATCAAAACTACAAGTGCAGCGTTGTAGACTGGACTCCAGCGCAGATTCCTAGTGAAAAGTTGTGGTCGTGGTATGACGCTGCTCAAGTTTCAGGCGTTGCCAACAACGAACGAGTAACGGCTTGGTTTGATGTAAGCGGAGCAGGACGCAATTTAGGCTGCACACTTTTAGAAACAGGGCCAAAGTACTTAGCTACTGGTTGGGCCGGTAAGCCGTGTTTTGACTTTGACGGTGCATCACAGCTATACACGCTGGGCAATCAATCGACAACGCAGTCTGCTAGTAGTGGATCAAGCTCCGCAGTTCCAAACTATGACGGCGCAAGCTGGGCTATGTTTATTGTGTTTAGACCTCAGACTTTAAGTTCTGATCTAAGCATTACTAAACCAGAATATTTATTTGGTTGCGATTTTAGCAATAACGAAACACATGACATTCATGTAGCGTTGCATAAAACGCAAAACTTGGTGTTCCCTGGCTCGGTGCAAGAGAACACAATTTCTGTATACACTCAAACTGCGTCGTGGCCTTCATATTGGTTTTTAAGACCTGCTGCTCCAACCAATCTAGCAACTGATCAACCAACAAATATTTACAAGTACGGCAGAGGCAATAAAGATATTGGAGCAGGAAAATATAAATACCCTGCTCAAGCTACGTTTAATCCTGACAACCCAGCTAGCATTTTAACTATTGTATATCGTGGTGACATTACGGCGGAAAACACAGACAGCGACAATTCGCTGTTGCATTGCAGCTTTCACCTAAACGGTCAACCAATCGACCGTTGGCGTGGTTTGCGTCAAGCCGCTTCTGCTGGATTTTACTTAGGCCGTCAAGCACCAGCTTTGTCTCCAACAACGACTAATTGGTTTAATGGACAAATTGCTGAAATTATTACGCTGCACAATTTAGATGCATCTTTTGATCGTGGTTATCCGCGAACATTAGGCTTGGCGTGTAAAACGCAAACAGGAAGTTTTGTTTCAACTAAACTTGTAGGTACAGGTGCGCCATACGGCCTAAGAGACGTACCGACTCCATATAATACTACAGTATTTACTGCTGACAATTTAAATGCAGTAAGGGTTGACTCTTCGGTTAATCCTCCTAATTTACTAAGTCTTTTAGATAGGCAGCTTGGTGATGTTGTCGAAGTAAACGGCAAATATGCTACTGTTTTATGTGGCAAAACAAATTTTGATCTAACATCTGCTAGCGGATTAGGAATTCCGTATTCACCATCCGATACGTATGTAGGTACTTATACAGCAGCAATTAACCCAAGTTCGCTGCACTCAACGGCAACGACTTTTGTACCTAATGTTACTAACGCAAACTCCACGCTTTGCGAAAAGGTTGAAGGCTATTTGGCATGGAAGTGGGGCATTTGGCATTTGTTGCCTACTGGTAACTATGCGCCGCCGCAGCTTGCCATGGAAACTACTTACGATCCTGGCAACTGGCCGCATCCGTATCGCAATGCGCCGCCGAGTTCTGTAGACACGGACACGGTTAGCAAGGCCGCTGTGATTGTTAGCCCGCTAGCAGTTGCTGGATGCCTTGAGTCGATTGACGGCCCGTATCGCTGGGTTGTAGACGGTTTAAGTGGTTTTGGCGCAGGCGTTGGCTTGCGCATCATGTCAACCGAAGCTGCGTTTTACACCATGGGTGATCCGCAGTTTGCGGGTTCCACCACGGATGGCGCGTACACGTGGTTAGATGCCAACGGCAACGGGCGCAAGTTGGTTTACAACGCGGCTACGCAAGTTGTTTCTGATGCGTGGTCGGGAACGCTAGCTAGCTCTAGTACGACCGCTATCAGCTCAAACGATTACATCCCGCACCTGTCCAAGGATGCGTTTGAGAATGCGTACTATCCGTTTACCTTTGTTGGTGGCGCATACGGTGTCGGCTGGTCACTTGTAGGCAAGGATGCAGGTAACACGCCGATTACGCTGTTGTCTAATGACACTAGTGGCGACGTTGTTTTGCAGGCTGCGCCTGAGTTTGTGTCGCCGGATTACCGCATCGGCAACGGCATTGCAGATGATTTCCCTGCTACGCCTGACCCACTTGATCCTGACACATACCCTCGTGCCGAAAATGTCTATGTGTTGAAAGACGGCACAGGAGACGAGCAAACAATTGAGCGTTATGAGCTTGTTTCTAGCGAGTCAGATGTAGACCAACCGTCACCGCGAGCGCAAACGCTGCTTGCTGTGTCCAACGGCAAGATCAAAAAGGTCACGCCAAGCGGTGTAACTTCCCCCGCCGGTGTTGGCACATTAACACAACCAGAGCTTGATCCTGCGTCGCCTTACATTGACAGCGCGGTGCTGTTTGGCAAGGTGTATTTTACCGATGGTTTGTCATATCGTGTCTACGATCCACGAAATGATTTTGTATCTGAATGGTTAGCAACTGACGCTGGAACGCTTCCTAATCGGTGCAAGCTTTTAACAAACTGGCGTGGCCGTGCAGTTTTGGCCCGTGGTGCTGACGATCCGCATAACTGGCACATGAGCGAGCAGGGGTCGCCTACCAACTGGGACATCTTCCCGCCGGTGCAGACCGCAACGCAAGCTATTAGCGGCAACAACGCTCGCGCTGGCTTATGCCCTGATTTGATCAACAGCCTCATTCCTTACAACGACGATTTGCTGTTGTTTGGTTGCGACTCGTCGCTATGGATGATGCGCGGCGACCCGATGGCTGGGGGCGTGTTTGACCTTGTGTCGGATGTCACCGGCGTTGCGTTTGGTCGCTCGTGGGCTAAGGATCCAGAAGGCACGCTGTACTTCTTTGGATCTCGTGGCGGCGTGTACATCATGAAGCCAGGCAGCGTGCCTGTGTCCATGACGCAGTCCACAATTGAGCGGCGGTTGAACAATGTCAACTTGTCGCAGTTCTACGTCGAGATGTTCTGGAACACCTACGACGACGGCCTGCACGTCTTCCTAATGCCGTTTACCGACACAGCTAGCCGCACTAAGCACTACTTTTGGGAGCGCAAGTCTGGCGCGTGGTACGAAGACACCTTTGCGCTAACAAAGCAGCCCTCTGCCGCAGTTGTCATTGACGGTGATGCCGCCGATGACCGCTGCTTGCTGATCGGAACTTACGACAGCAGCGTCGTGCGCTGGGACAAGCTCGCTACAAGCGACGACGGCCAGCTTATCGACGGCAAAGTGCTTATTGGCCCCATCGCGCCCGACGATAGCGAGTTTGACGCACGCATCACCAACCTTGCAGCCGTGATGGCAAACCAAGGTGCGGTCAACTACAAGCTCTACGCTAGCACTACGCCGGATGATAAAGGCCAGCCGGTTGCAAGCGGGCAATTTGTCCCTGGGCGCAACCCGATCCACCTTGTGCGCGCCCGAGGGGCGTTTGTGTGGATGGAGCTACAGCAAGCCAATGCGTTTACGCGGTGGTCGCTAGAGTCCATTCGCCTAGATGCGTACCCCGCAGGAAGGAAGCGTAATGGCTGACCCTAAGCGCATTGGCCTATCAGGCCAAGCACGCGGTATCGACCCTCAACGCCAACGGCGCAACTCGCTGACAACAGACGAGACGATTGCCGCGCCGCTGACGCTGAACGAACGAGGGCAGATTACGCTTGCGCTGACGGGGCCGTTTACGCTGGACAAAGAAGGTGCGTTGGTACTGAACATCGCGCCGCCGTTGACGGTCACCAACAATAGCCCGTTGACCTTGTCGTTGCAGACGGACACAACGCTCAAGACCGCAAACGGCAAGCTGACGACAAATATTCCTACGGCCACACCGCGCTCGCCAGGACTTTTGCCTGCGCTAGACGGCGATACTTCTAAGTTCTTGTCGGGCGACGGCGTATACCGTGCGCCGATTTATCCGCTGCCGCGTTTAGACGAGTGTGCGCCGCCAACAGACACGACTAACCTAGACGCTTCGGTATCGGCCCACGGACTTCTGCCTAAGCTCTCTGGCGTAGTTACAGAGGTGCTGTTGGGTGATGGCACCTGGGGCGTGCTAGCTACCGATCTTGGCTATGTCGCAGCTACACGCGACCTCACAAGCAGCACGGGCACAGCGGTAAATTTACCGCTGTTTACCGACACAGAAGACGGCCTAACTCCTGCTTCGGGTGGCGGCACAACAAACTTCCTACGCGCAGACGGCACATGGGCGGCTCCCAGCGGTGGTGGTGGCGGTAGCGGACTAGACCAGCCTGCGGTCATGGCTCGAATGGCGTTTGGGGGATTCTGATATGGCAATCACACTTGACGCTACGACCAAGTCCTTAGACCTCACGACTAGCTCGACCGCTGACATCGACTACGCCGTTTCGTATGTGGACATGACGACCAGCGCGTTCACGCCGGGCGATGGTCACGGCACGATCAACACGGCAGGCACAACCGTAATTGTCGCTGCTCCCGCATCGTCAACCCAGCGCGGAGTAAAGTCAATCTCGATCTTCAATCGTCACGCTACGACGGCCAACACGGTGACGGTCAAGAAGGATGTCAGCGGCACGGAGTACTGCTTGTTCAAGGCGGTACTCATGGCAGGTGAGTCGCTGCAATGGACTGACGGCTGCGAGTGGTCGGTGTACGATGCAACGGGCGACAAGAAAGTCAACAGCCCTGTCAATGTGGGCATTACTGGTCGCGTCATCCCGATCAACAAGGTCGGCACAGCGACCGAAGGTACGGCCTACTGGTACAGCTTCGGCAAGGACGCTGGCTTCACGGGCGCGTGGTCGCCTGGCACTCCCGGCCTAAACGGTCGAGCAACTGACGGCACGACCGCTGCGGACAACGGCGCATTGCAGTTGTGGACACCTACCGGCTCTCTGTACATCACCGAGACGGCAGCGACCACGACCACGCTCTGCACCATCATGCTGGCGGACATCGTGTGGGTGAACACGGGCATCGTGGTGACAACGACCACAGCACAGGCCATCACATCGCCTACCTTCCCTGCCCGTGACCTGAACGGCAGCACGGATGGCGAGGGCTATGTCATCGGCCTGCTGACCACCACAGCCAATACGAACGCTGCTGCGATTACGAACAGCACGGTCAGCTACACCAACAGCGCAGGCACAGCAGGTCGCACAGCGACGCTACTGGCTGTTGCAGGCGACCAGATCCCGCCGACCCCTGTGATCGGCAATGTGGTGTGGTTCCAGCTAGCAGCAGGCGACAAGGGTGTGCGCAGTATCCAGTCGATCACGCTGGGCACGAGCTTGGGCGCTGGCGCGGTGTCGCTGATCGTGGCCCGACCCTTGACCCTGCTGTCATGCACGCAGGTCAATGTTGCTACGCCCAGTAAGTACAGCGACCCTGGCATCCGCATCTACACGGGGTCGGTCATCATCCCCTTCATCAAGAACGCTAGCTCCTCGGCGGTCACGCTGACGGGCCATGTGGTGGTGGCCGAACGATGACAACCTATGACTTCGGTGACGGCAACGGCCCTGTTCCGGCCCACCAGCACGCCAATGGCGGGGGCTGGGTAGCTGACACGGCAGTCGTGGATGACTCGGTCTGGATCGACTCGACCGCCAAGGTTTACGGCAACGCCTGGGTCTGTGACGATGCGTGGGTCTACGAGCAGGCACAGATCCGTGGCAACTGTTTCGTGGGCTACGAGACCCAATGTTTCGGCAACTGCGTTGTCGAGGGCACATCCCGCGTAGATGGCGAGTCCCGCGTCTACGGAAATGCTATTATCCGTGGGGCTTCGGAACTCTACGGATGCACGTTCATCGGCGGCAATCAGGTCGTCGAAGATGAAATCCTAACAGACGAACAAAGAGCATAAAAATGGATCCGATCATCGGAGCAGGTTTAATTAGTGCTGGTGGCAGCATTTTGGGTGGCTTGTTTGGCAAAGAAGATCCTGCCAAAAAGCAGATGAAGTACATGAACAAGCTGTTCGGCCAAGCCAAAAAAGACCAAGATTGGATGTACGGTCAGGCGCGGCAACAGCAAGCTATGGTTTTGCCCACGCTGCAAAAGGGCTTTGCCTCGGCTAACAAGTTTGCTGACATGTACGGTCGTTCGGCCAAGCAAGGCGCGTACGATCAGTCTAAGCAAATGAGTGGCGCAATGCAGCAGTCTATGACCCAGCGCGGGTTGTACAACACGACTGCGTTTGACAACGCCTCACGAGGCATTAGCAGC